GTTGGTTTGCCTCGTTCACCACTTTCAACAAAACCTTTGCCAGTACCTTGAAAAAAATTATAGTCAGCATCAAGTATTTGCAATAAATCATCAGCAACATTTGATTTTACAACACCAGTAACGGGGTCTACTGGTGCATTTGGGGCTATGTATGCCAATGGAAAGTTTGAAGGATCAGAGTCTATTGCTAATGCTATTTCTTCAAAATCAGGATCGTTTCTTGGAACTCTGCCTTTTAACAAACTTCTTACAGTCAAAACTTCTGGCCTTTGTCTTGGATCTGGGTTTCTTAAACTAGGCGGTAGCATTTTATTTTTTGGCGTGGGTTGTTCTATTGCTGTACCAAGAGGCGTACCCTCTGCAATAACTTCTTGTGGTGTATCTTGTACCACTAAAGGCTCTTGTGTTTTTTGTGTTTCTTGTATTTGTTCTACAACATCATTTTCTTTTTTAGCTGCTCTTAGTTTGCCTATAGTACGCAAAGCAGCATCTACAGGAACACCTAGCGCTGCACCCTCTAACGCCATTTTAAATCTTGCTTCAGCAGCTTTATCATTAGGATCTGCTTGTAAATATTCTGTGACAGGGTTTGGTAGTTTTGATTGTATTAAATTTGATATTCTTTGCTCATAAGGACTAAAAGCAAATTGTTCAGCAATAGCACCTATACCAGCGCCTTTTGCAATTTTTTGTTTGTTTGTTACTGCTTTTATGGGATCTAAAACTTTTGCGACTTTAGTAAATACAGGTAAAAACCCAGCAACATCACGGGCAAAAGATCCACCAAGATATGTTGGCTCTTTTACTTTTGGCAATGTTATTTTTGGATTGCCAAATGGTTTGCCTGGACCTGTTGGTGAAATATCTTGTAGTGTATCTATTGTAGCTTGTGTAACATCCCTTGCTGCACCCCCTAAAGTTCTAAATAAATTTGTTGCAAAACCTACTTTTTCTGTGGTTTGTAAAAAAGGATCAGTAGGTCTTTTAGATAATGTTTTATCCAGAAAAGGATCTGTTGGTAAAAAAGGATCGCGCGGCATTATTGTCCTTTAATATACTCTATACCATCCCTAGTAAATTTATCGCCATCTTTAAGATTATCATATATTTTTCGTTGCTCTTCTGCCGATAAACCAGTTATATCTGGTATTTTATTTTTTTGCATACCTTGTAGTCGTATTGCCTCTGCGCTAATATCTTCTATGGTTCTGGTTTGTGGATCAGCTTTTCTCAAAACTTGCAATACCAATTCATCTTCTGGTGTTAGTTGATAATTAGGTATTGTTCTAATTTTTTGTAAAATGTCAGCCGCATATTCGCTTTGTGTTTTTGGTTTTGGTGGTTCTAGTGTTTTGACAGCTAAGTTAATGCCTTGTTCTGCATCCATAATATTAACAAGAGATTTAAATGTGTCTGGTATTGAGTCAAGATTGTTTTCTTTCCAAGTTTTCCAAGCCTTTTCTTGTTGATTTTTTTTCTCTTTGCTTTCTTTCATTTCTTTAAGTTGTATAGCTTTTTGCACAAAATCTTTGTCGCCACGAAGCGCGCCACCTAAAGCAAATAACATAGTTCCTAAACCGCTTTTATCTTTTTGTTGTGTTATAGCCATTTATCCACCTAAAAACCTTAATCCAAGCAACTGCGCACCTACGCCTAATATGTCGCCCAGACCTGTACTTTGTCTGCCAGTTGTAGTAGTAGTTGTCAAAGGTGTTCCCATGCCAGCTTGTAATAAACCAAGTTGTTGAGGTCCATAACCCAGCGCTCTCTGGAACTCGCCCCTTGCAGCGTCTATACCTGCTTGTTGTAGCAGTTGTTGTTGTCGTCCAATGCCACTTAATAAACCTAAATTTTGTAGTTGTGATCCTTGTAAACCACCAAGCAAACCAGCTTGTTGCTGTCTTGCTCTTAGTTCTAATTCTGGGGCAAACATAGCTAATTGTTGTTGTCTTGCAATATCGCTTTCCGCCGCCCTCTGCGCTTGCTCGAAACCAGCTTGTCGTAAGTTTGCTGCTGTTCTTGCTTGTGCTTCAATAAATGGTCTTTGTGATTCTGATTCTAACAATGCAGATCGTGAGCCACCAAACGCGCCCGCCCTAATCGCACGCTCTTGCGCACCAGTTCTTGCTATATCTGCCTGTCTTTGTATATCGCTTAGTGCTTGATCTATTACTTGTTGTTGAAACGGAGATTGATACTGTTCTATCGGAGCAGTAAGTAATGATCCTACTTGACCTGTCATAGGTCTTTGTTGTTGTGCTAGTCCTTGTAGGGCTTGCGTAGGATCAAACGCCATACCAGATTCAAATAGTCCTCTTGTCGCCTGAAACTGCCTCAGTTGGTCTGGATTGAATCCAGCGACCATTGGGCCTGTATAAGGTATAAATGGCTGTTGTGAGAGTCCTCTGGCTCTGCTAAATAATTCTTGAAACTGTGCTTCTTGGAAGGCTGGTAAACTAGCTTCCTGAACTGTTGTGGTTTTTCCTTTGCTCATAAGTCTTTTCTAATTAAATATTCTGTTTCAAATCCAAGATGTTTTATTTTTCTAATCCATCCTTTTCTACCGCCACCATAAAGTCTTTTTATACCTGCCGCCTTTGCAAATGCTTCTATTGACGGCAACATTTGTTCTAATTCTTTATAGTCACCACCACAAAACAAAAGGTTTAACGCTTTTACTTGTGGATATAGTACAAACTCTGTTATATAAGCAGACCTTTTGCCTGGCCATAAGTGGAATATTCCTAATCTTATTTTATCTTCAATATCGTTAATTGTATAGGAATCTTGATACTTTACTGCTTTTTCAATAAAAGGCTTACATCTGGTCCATTCTTGTTCCCAAGGCTGTTTTTCTTGTGTTTTAAGTTTTACTACTTTATTAGTCGCCTTTTGCATACTCAATCAAACTTGCTGTGACATACAATTTGTTTGCGTCAGCAGCGGTTACCTTTAGTATTTCGCCTGCTTTTACCACCAAACTTTTTGATAGAAGTTCTGCGGTAGTATCAGCTGCAATTACATGTTCGTTATACAAACTAAATACATTACTTGATGTATCAGTTAAAGTTAAAATGATATTGGTTTGACCTGATGTATTATTGTTGACCAATATAGATTCAACTATAGTAAAATCAAACGCAGTACCAGTAGGTGATGTATAGAGGGTAGTGACACTATTGGTTGTTAGATATACCTTTGCGTTATCAGCTTTTTGCAAATACTGTCGTTGTGAGGATAGATCCATTATCTTCTGCCTCTGTTACGCAAGTTTAGTCTTATGTTGCCAACTTGAAAATCTTGCGTTGTACCGCCTGTTACTGTCATTTGCACTTGTCTTGCAGTAAATCTTGCGTCTGTATAACCATCTGTTTCAAATGTAAAACTACCAAAATCTGTTTCTGATCCAAGTGGCGTAAACTTACCTTTAAAACTAATTGTGACACCAGGCAAAGTATTTGCTTCTTCGTCTGGTATGATTTGATTGCATTGAACATAGTTATCGCCGTTGCCTAGTTCTATTGGGCCAGTCGTACAAAATGGAACACTTGTTCCCAAGTTTGGCGAAGCATTTAATGTAGTAGATTCGTGTTGATAAATAAAACCGCTTGAATCTCCAGCAATTGGAAAATCAAATACACCCTGGTCTATCCAACATCCTCTATCTAGAGTTCCTATGGCCCATGTATTTTCTCTGTAGTTCCAAATGACATATTTGTTTGGTAAATATACTCCGTCACCGACTGGGAAGCCCCACCACAATTCGTTAAAGTTTGAGTTGTGTCCACCCCAACAAGCTGCTCTTCCTGGCACATTAAGATTGTCATAAACAAAATCATGCACATCACATGGTATTTCTCTTACTGCACCATCATAAATGAAAAATGAGTTTTCACCCATCCAAGATAAAAAGTTACCTGTAGCAACAACTGATCTTCTACTAACTGCTTTACAGTTTGAGCCTGCCGTTGATATGCCATAAACAAATGGTGATCCTGTATAGTACATTCTGTTTATTCCAGTATCACTAAATATTATTACATCATTTTGATATTTGACACCTAGTAAGGCTCTTCCGCCTGTAGGTATTTGTAGATCACCAGCGGTATTAGTAGGGCTTGATGTCCAAGTATTACGATCTTCTCTGTCGGACCATGATATTTTTCTTGGATCTCCGCCTGATCCTATGGCTACTAAATGCCTTTCGTTAGTTACTACAATAGCCTGACATCCAGTAGGTGCGTTTGTAACAACTGTTCCTATAGTATCTGCTGTACCGCCCGAATTAGGTCTCCATTTGTAAATTTTGCCATCAC